AAGAGCCTCCACGACGGGTCCATTATGCCAGACAGTTTCGCCATTAACAAGACGGAACCCACCAATAAGATCATCCTCGTCAGTCTCAATGGTAATGTTTACACGAATGAGCTCTCTATTTAGAGCAGCACATGCTTGCTCAACACCAAAAGACTTACCGTTGCCAGACAGACCAGTGATGAACACAGGGTAGAAGAAGTTAGACTTGATGATCTTCTTCAGATCAGCAAAGTTCCCGAACGGGACAAAGGAGGTATCTTTCTCAGGAATCAAGTCTTGATCTTCCCGCTCGGTAACTTCAATAGAAGAAGAAGAAGCATTGAAAGTCTGCTCAAGACGCTCCTTGACAGTCAGGTCCCAGTTACCACGCTTGACTTTGTACTGCTCAAGGTGGCGAGTGATGGTGTTGTAAGAGACACCAGTCACCTTGGCATATGCCTTGACCTGAGCAGCATCAATCAGGGTGCCAAATTGTGCGGAGAGTTCAGCGGCAAAGTTGTGGGACATTGTGACCTCGTTTGGTATGTACTAAGTATAGGGGGCATACCGACCCCCACCGACTCCTAGTGGACAGTTAGACCACTGCCTGCCCCGTAGCCAAAGGTGCCCCTGGGGAAGACATCAAATCCAATACAGTATCTAGTTCTTCCAGAAAGATTCTTCTCTACGTTGTGAATCAACTGACTAGGGAAAACAATAATCTTCCCTGTCTCTGGTCTCCATCGCCAAGACTTACCAGTAAACAAATTATACCCATCACAATCTGGCTCAAGAGTGGGCATAAAACAATTAGGAAAATGCTGTCCTTTTTCAAATACAAGATCTCCACTATCAGGACTAACGTCCAGATAATAAACACCGCTGAATACAGCGTTCATGTGACAATGATTTTGAGCCCAATCATTTTCACCGTGCTTAACACCCCAACCCCTCACAACATCCATATAGACATTATAAGAAACGTTGAGGTATTCGTGAGCGAAGTATTTAACTGCGTCTTTAATTTCTAACTGAAGATCTTTTAAGTCAGGAATCTCCCAGATATTTCTCTCGTAAGAGATCCATCCATTATCAGTGGCAGTGCGGTGGTAGTTAAGATTCTCCACCGCTTCCATCCATTTCCTTTGGACAGGGATAACACTTTCAAATACTGGAGTGGGAAACAAGGAATGAATTTGAGGACGTGGGGTCATGCGATCATGCTAATAAATTCAGAAAGGATGCGCTTGCTGGTCTTACGGTTACCGAGTGCTTTCTTAAAGGCAGTACGAATCTGAGCCTTGCTTGCGTCTTCAGCAACCTCAAAAGAATTGCCGCTGTCACTGATTGACTTACTGTAAATGAACAGAGAACGGCTATAGTTGGAAGTATTACCAATATAGCATTTCTCTTTCTTCCACTGTGCTTCTGCCTTTACACGCTCCTCAAAGGTAGGGAGATAGTAACGCTTAACGCTAGTAAAATCGGAAGTAGAGCAAAGACGAATGTTAATAAAGTTACACTGAGGAAAATTCTCCCGAAGGTTCTGTACTAGAACCTCAGTCTGATTATCACCAGCATAATATCCGCCAGTGAAAATAGGATAGACTCTGCCAGTCTTGCGATCACGGAGACGAGCCTGGTGGCAAGTCCTGCGAACAATCCGATCAATACCTCTCTCGCTTTGATAGTCTTGCCAACGCATTAGCGGGCAACCTTCACCGTCAGTGAGAATGATAACGTGAACTTTCTCCGCTTTAGTACGCTTCTGGAACTGCTTAATCAACTGGTGCTGAACGAGCAGCGATTCATTAAGAGGAGTTCCAGAGAGATACATCTTGCTGGGAATACCAGCACCATAATGGCGATTGGTAAATGCCCAAGCGTAGGAGAAGAGACGATGAGCAAGAAGATCCTGCTCCTTAGTCTTGGCTCGGCTGGAAAGAACGTTAACCAAAGCAAACCCTTGAGCGACAAGGGTACCTGCTTTCATCGGAGCAAACATAGTGGTATCAGAATTATACCACTCATTAGTGAAGATGTACACATCGTAAGGGATACCAACCTTACGGCAGAACATAGTGAGACAGAGCAACTGCTTCACAGTGTCAAGCAGAACATCTTGCATAGAACCAGACCAGTCAAGATTGAAGATCAATCCATGGTTCTTACCATCAGGAACGATATTGATCTTACGAAAGATATCATCGTTGAATTTATAGGTATGAAGCTTGTTGGTATCAAGCACACCAGTCCGAGAAGTGTGAGAGCGAGCATAGGCACTAGCAGCTTTCTTACACTCAAACTCTTTGACGAGGTAGTTTACTTCACGAGCAGAATCTTTCTTAAACTTATTCCAAGAAGAATTGATGTTCTCATCATCCTCTATCCTAAGACCATGCTCTCCAAAGTAAGATTCCGTATAATCAATGAGCTCAGTATAATCGATCACTACCTTGTCCATCTCAAAGACAGGGCGCTCAACGTAGTGGATTTCGGGGGAGGAAGAATCGACTAGGTTCTGAAGCTTCTCTCGGAGGAGAGAATCTGTAACGGCTTCATGATCTTCAGCATGACCAGTCCCACCTTGAGGGATTTCTCCATCAGTAGTGGTGGATTCTGTTTCTTGACTCTGAGATTCGTCAGTCGATTCTCCTTCCCCGTCATCTATATCTTGGTTCGCCTGATTGGGCGCCTGGGAAGATGCCTGACCCGATTGCTGCTGAGGCAGGTTTTCGGTGGGAGTCTGAGAAGGACGATCCTCCTCTTCCCTGTAGTATTTATAGATTGCTTCTGCTAAATCAATTACATCTTCAAAACTCTCAAGATGATTGGCTTGCTCAACAAATTTCTTCTCGACAGAAGAGAAAGAAACATCAAAGAAGTTGCCGATCTTGAAGAAGATGTTTAGACGATCGATGATGTTCATCTTGCTGACATCAGTATCAGCAACCTCAAAGAAATCATCCTCAGCAAATTGCTGGTATCCTCTGTAGAAAGTCTTAGAGAGACCAACATAGCGACGCTTCATCAACTTCTCAATGCGGATGTCTTCAACCACATTGATGTAGGAGTGTGGGCAAGTGTAGTGGAAACGCTCAGTAGGGGTATACAAAGCATGACCCACCTCATGCGAGATCAGGAGATCAATGACGTGCTCGGGGGCTTTCTCCCAGTTAGGCAAAGTGAGAACACGAGTGTCCACATTGAACTGGGCAGTCTGAACGTTGCGGTTCTCAACGATCAGGTCTTCCTGAGCGAGCAACTTGGCGAGAGTACCTTTAACTTCAGACATTGGGAAGTTCCGTCGATGTAGATACTATAAGACCCCCGACGCTGGTCGGAGGTCTTGGTGTGACGCTTTTTGAAGTGGCGAAGCGCTTCCTTCCTAGATCGCATTGCTTGCGGCTTAAGGTGGCGCTTCTGATCTTTCTTGGAATGGTGCTGCCAATTTGGAACGTTAGTCACGTTGCCTCCAGTCGTCGGGTTTGTCTTGCTTAAACCAGTCTACTATCTCATCGGCACTTTGGAAACCCATCCTGTAGTTAGATGGGTCGGGGTCACCCAGTCCCATCTTATTCATAAAATCATCCATGCTACCATCAACCATATCTGGGTTAGCCGCTTTGCGTCTCGCTTTGTTCAACCACTCACGAGCAGTAGTATGAGACTTAGCAAGCTTTTCTGCCCATATCATTTCAGATATAGACACCTCTTCGCCTTGAATGATCTTCTTACAGATTTCTTCTAAGCGAAGGCGATATGCGGTGGATAGCATTAGATGTCCGAAAGATAATGTTCTAGTTGATTGATCTTTTGAAACTCAGCATACGCTGTTTCCGAACGTATGTGAAGAATGTCTTTGATATCGTCCACAATGTAACTCGGATCGATGCCATCGTCAAGGTACTTATCGATTGCCTCCTTGAGGTATCTGTACCTATGCCATTCTTGGGAATAAGGTTTGTACATAACAAAACAATATAGAGATATTTATTGATCCTCTATAACAGTAGAGAAGTTTAACTTCTTCTCAACACGCAGCACCCGAGAAAACTTATCTTGTAAAATGTCAGGCTTGTGAGAGATCACAAAGACATTTGAGTTGTCCGCAAAGGACTTAAGAATTTTAATAAAGTCATCAGTACCAGCATTGTCAAGACTGCTATCAAAGATCTCGTCTAAGCACAGTAGATTAGTACATGCGCTGTTCTTCATCTTAGCAATCATTCGCCAGGTGAACAACAGAGCCAAGTCAATTCTCATCTTTTCACCTTCAGAGAAGGAAGCATATGAGAAATCATCTCTGTACCGTGACTTGATAGTCTCCTCAAAGTTTTCGTTAAGTTCAAAGGAGACATAGAAGTCTAACTCTTTGAGGTAACGGTTGATCAACTGGTTCATGACAGGCAGATACTTTTTAATAATCTGACTCTTGATACCAGTGTCTTTGAGTAGACTCACCACGACTTCGTGGTTAGCAAGCTCTTTCTTTTTATCTGATATATCTTTCTCAACATCCAACCCATCATTGATAAGTTGCTTCAGTTTGTCTTGCTCTCGCTTGACATTCTCCCCGCCACCATCAGTCTTTTTAATACTATCCTCAATCTTTTTAATTGCTGATTGCTTCCAGGAGATCTCTTTATTTTTAGAAGTGATCTCCTGATTGATAACAGCAATCTCTTTAAGGATAGCATTCTTCTCAGTTAACTGACCATTGATAACTGAGATCTTTGCTTCGAGATCCGTATTAGCCTTTTCCAGTTCTAACAGTTGAGAGAGAATCGTTTCCTTCTTTTCAGTTCTAAGTTCTTCAGTAATACTTTGCTTACAAGTGGGACAGCTATCATTCTTATCAAAGAATTTATGATCGCTGTTCAGTTTCTTATTCTTGTCTGTGAACCTAGTGCGGTATGCGGACAACTCTTTCAGTTGCTCCTCACACTTATCAAAGGGAACTACTTTCTCATTCAACTCTTCAATAGAAGCAGACCAAGAAGAAATTTTCTTAGTCATATCTTCAATGTCATTACTAAGATCGGTGATCTGAGATTGACGTTGAACGTTAGACTGATGACTTTGTTCTTTAAGATCAGCAATGAATCTCTGCTGGATCTCTACTCTCTCCTTAGCCAATTCAAACTGGTAATCTTTGTCACGGATAGAGTCCTTGAGACTACGAACACGATCTTTAAGAATAGTGTTCATAGAAGAGAAGATCCTAATATCAAGAAGATCTTCAATAACCTCCCTGCGGTGGGCAGGAGTGAGTTGCATGAATGGAACAAACGTAGATGATCCGAGGATCACTACTTGTGTGAATGACTTGTAGTTTAATTTCAACACAGACTGTTCCAACCAAGTCTGCTGATCTTTAGCAGAAGCTTCTTGGTTAAGTGGAACACCGTTGCGATGTATCTCAAACAAGTTTGGCTTCTGCCCGCGAATGATTTTCCATTCGGTAGATCCCACCTTAAACTCTACCTCTACAACACAATCCTTTTCATTGATTGCGTTGACCAGTTGAGGTTTGTTTATTTTGCGGAAAGGTTTGTTGAACAGAGCAAAGCAAATAGCATCCAACATAGTGGATTTACCTGCTCCGTTGGAGCCGACAATCAGAGTCGAAGGGTTACTTTTCAGATCAATCTCAGTAAATGAGTTACCCGTTGAAAGGAAATTCTTCCATCGGATAGTCTGAAATACAATCATGATTTAGATAGACAAATTAGAAATCAGGAGGGATAACTATCTGATCAGGTGTGACCACATAGTATGGGTAACCATGCTGATGGCATGTGCCAATAGCATCTTCGTCTGACACTTCGACTATACTCATTTCTGGATAGTCGTCCGCCTCCAGTAATAGACTATAGCGCATCGCATCGTCTTTGTCAACAAAAAGGTAAAGTGTCTTTTGTCCGAACTCGTTTTCGACAGCGTAAGCACCTTCAGTTTCTTTTCCTTTCAGTGCTAGTACGAACATTAGACTAACTCCAGTGCTTCTACATACAGAGACTTCATGATATCTTTTAAGCCATTCTTATCGTGGTATGCCATTTCATCGACATACTTTTCCAGAATGGTTAGAGTATCTTCCTTCTCTATATCTATATCACCATCAAGGTCGCTGTCAAAGATAGAGTCTTCAATGATCTTAACTTCATGGACTCCAGCAATATACAATTGACTTACAAAGTAATCAAACTTAGCAGCGTCTGTCTTATCTTCAACAATGACCTTGATGATCTTCCCTTGATATTGCTCTAACTTTTTAGGGATCTTCTTTTCATTGTAGAAGACCTTCTCATACATTTCGTATGGGTTAGGAACAAAGGTTAGTTCCAGGGATTCTGAATCCCAGATGTGGAACCCACGGGTGTCTCGGTAGTCGTTCCAGTAGAGTTGATAAGGGTTTCCGAGGTAGTGGACGTTCCCTCTGGAAGATCGGTGATGGTAGTGACCAGACATGACCTGCTTGAACTTCTGAAATAAGTCGCAGCCCAAACCCTTGTCCATGATGTGTCCTCGATGAGCTTCAAATCCGTTGAGCTCAAGGTGCCCCATCGCACACTCGCAATTTGTTTCTTCAATAAGTTGGAAAGTCTTTTCAGCATTCTCTTGATTGATCCATGGAATAAAAAGTAATTTACGATTACCAATCTGAGTTTCAGTTGGTTCGGAGTAAACAGTAACATTACCATACTGACCCAACACATTGTCAAGTGTGTTGATCTCATTAGTGTCTTTGAAATAAGCCGTATGGTTACCAACTACAGCATGGACGGCGACGCCCATTTCTTCTAGTCGATCATAATAATTTTTTCGCGCCCATTCTATAGACCATAGATCTACGTTCCTTCTATTGTCAAAGGTATCACCAAGATCAATGACCGTAGTGATACCTTCTTTCTCAAGAGTAGGGAAGAAAACATTGTTATAGAATTTCAAAAAGAAGTCGTGAAATACTCTACTCGACTTCCTAGCACCGAAGTGCTGATCAGTAATAATGGCTATCTTCACTTGGTACGAATCTCAGCGTTTTCTTTAATAGTATTATAATCGGAATATGAATCCAGATCATCACTGTGGAAAACTTCTCCGAAGTCTGATCGTTGTACGATCTTATTCTTAATCTCTAGTTGGCGTTTTTCTTTCTGAATGCGTCTGAGGAAAGCGTAGTAGATAATCTGAGTGAAGTAAGCAAATGGATTACTGGACTTAGAAGGATCAAAGTTTTGAATATACTGTACACAGTTTTCAATCCCATCACAAATCATATCTTCTCTGAACATGTAGTTCACGAAGTTAGGCTTGTAAGAAAGATGGGTGGCAATCTTCAGAAAGCACTCACCAATGTAGTTACTAATTTGAGGACGTGCTTCTCCATTCTCAGCAGCAATCTTACATTGATGCTTGAACTCGATAAGTGCCTCTAGGAACTCCTTGTTATTGACGTAGTGTTCTGATTTTTTCTTCATAAGGTATGTCTTATGTTCCTTAACTATACCGTGCCATGGTTCGCAAGTCAAGCTTGACAAGACTCCATTTTACCATTAGACTAACAGTGTAGCGGTTCAAAGGATCAGCTATAGCTTATCCTTTCTATTATAGAGACCTTCAAGTATTACTCTGGCTTCATCTACTGTACTGATCTTACCCATAGTGCGATCTGAACTCGGAGAGTTGTGTGATCTTTCGGGGTCTATTTTTTGTAGAGACAATTCATAGAAGATAGCTACTTCTGCGTCAACTTCGACGACTGTAATAACTCTATCCTTTGGAAGCAGGAATGTATCTTCTCTAGAAAACTTCATCCAAGGACTTACCTTGGCTCCAGTTTTGTTAGCAATCTGTACCTCTTCCACGACAATAGGATTTTCAAGGATAAGGTATTCTCCACTCTCATCAAAAAATGGGGTGACCATCGAAAGAACTTCTTCGCCAGAAACCATCTTAATGGCTGCTAAGAATTCTTCTTCCATTTTATTTTGTTCGTAAATTAACGTCAATAAATTCATAATTAAACGATTCTTCGTTATAAATTTTCACTCTCTCAATGAGGTGATTCATTGTATGATTGCGACGACCACCATTAGAAATGTCGTCTGCGATATCGTATAGGACAGCCTTTCTTTTGTTAGCTCCCTTGCGGAGCACACGACCGATTGACTGTAGATTTCTTACTCGTGATTTAGAGGGAGAGGCAAAGACTACATTGTGTAGATTGCGAATGTTGATGCCTGTAGAAAAAGTGCCATAAGAAGCAACAATAATAGAATCTGAAGTAGTCTCTGCGATCTGTCTAGTTTTCTCGCGGTCTTCAGTCTCTACCCCTCCGTGTACCAGGAATACATTTCTAGTATCCCCGACTTTATTATTTATCAAATCAAAAAGTGGCATCCCATGCTTCTCAACATAATTGAACAGCACAAGAGTATTACCTTCCAAGTCACAGACAAGATTCCTAATGAATCTATTGCGACCTTCATGGCTTACTATGTACTCCATCTCATCCTGGTAACTAGCAAACGTTTGCTTGTCATGTTTTAGTAGAAGAACCTTGATCTCAAACTGAGAGAGGTGTCCTTCTCGGATAAGATTTTCAGTTTTGGTTACTTTGTTACAGGCACCAAAGACTCCTTCTAGGACAAGTTTATTTGTGGCACACCCATCAAGTGTACCTGTAAATCCTATCCTATACTTACAGTCATGAAGCTTGTTCATGATGTTAGTCAATGACTTAGCTTTGAACAGGTGTGCTTCATCACCAATGACAGCACCAAAGTCATTAAAGTATGTCTTGGGTAGTTTGTAGATTGACTGCCAGGTTGTAATTACTACATTCTTCTTAGACATGGGCGACGCGCCACCGTAAACCTTGTGGCAATGATGGCTAGCGTTCCAACCATACTCCTCAAAGTCCTTGTACATCTGCTCCACAAGAGATGTAGTAGGTACAACAATTAATGTCTTTAGATCTTTCTTCTCAAAGAACCTAATAAGAGAATAGATCATCAGCGACTTACCAGAAGCAGTGGGAGACAATAAGAGTTTCCTCTTATGCCTCATAGCTTCATAGATTGCTTTGTACTGATAGTCTCTTACCTTATGGGGAAGTCCCAATCCTTTGACAAACTCTCCGACGGATTCTGGAGTAACGAACTCATCAACTTCCTCAGGAAACCCGTAGAAGTTGTTGTCTTTATATGTGTATTCGTACCCGCGTTCGCGGCAGAAATTAGTAACATAAGGGAGAAGACCAGCATAAATCTCACCCGTAGCTGGGGAGAATAGTTTGATTTTTCCATCCCAGAATTTCTTCTTATACGCAGACATGAACTTGGCTTGGGGTACCTCAAAGGTAAACTCATCAGCCAACTCATACTGAACATGAGGTTCACATTCAATTCTAAGATAGACTTCGTTCTTCTTTTGAATTACGACGCTAGACTTCATACCCTTTCAACAACTTGGCAAACTCAATCGCGTTCTTGATTTGAAACGACTGATTGTTAATTGCCGTGAGAATGCTCTTTAGAGCATCTACCATTTGATTGTAGTAACGTAGTTTGAGTTGTGCTTTTTGCCAACTCTCATCAGAGTCGATATAGATCCCAACATCCTGCTTCAGCAGTTTCAGATGAAAGGGCTTCTCAGATTTACCAGTGTAATACTCCCAAAGGTCACGGTAAAGTGACTTCAACTTTAACTCATGCTGATCCCTCAGCAGAGTAACTTGATTGAGTAACTGTAGATATTTAGCATGGCGCCTGGGGATCGCCAGAGAGTCGTGGTCTAGTTTTTCATCATCTAGTTGCGAGTCCTTTTGCCACATGGACTCGATCATTTCAAGATTCATAAGCGATTGCCGTCTTTGTCAATAAACTCTAGGAGAGTGTACTTAAAGGTTACGTCAGCAGTTACATAATCAATGTCACTTTGATCAGAACTGAACCTGATACCACCTAGTTGTGTGGGGAAACAGTTGCTGAAGATAGCAGTAGCACAAATGTTATAGTTGCTGTCCAACACCAACAGTCTAGCATCTGTAGTAATTTTTTGGAACGCAGTGGATCTACCTTCTTCAGTAATAGATTCAATGTATTCATACCAGTCCTTCTCGTGCTCTGGATTGGTAAGACCTTTTAGCCAGTTGTAGATCTCATAGTAATTATCCAGATCCTCATTAATCATGAAGGTCAACTGTAGATCTCCATACTGGAGCTTGTCACCAGGAACCTCATACTGTTTTACCCTGGTATCAAAAACTCTTGTGTTGATATTGATGTCGGGGATATTTACAGACTGGCAAAAATATTCTACATTCTTTGCTCTGTCCAAGATAAACTTGAAACCAACAGGAGCAAGAAAGTTTTTATTGTCAGGTGTAAAGAGTCTTTTGCTCATTGATTGTACTCGTTAATAATGTCAAGCACTTCGTTTAGAACGGCGTGAGCCACCATCTTCTCGTCTCTAGTCCACTCGGTTTTCCACTCGCCCTGATCCAAACCATTCTTTAACTTAAGAACACGGGCGTAGATATCCACCTTAGACATCATTCCTCTAGGCATAATCAAAAATACGTGCTGATATATTTAGATAAAAAAAGAGGGACCCGAAGGTCCCTCCCTTACTTCCTTTGCGAATGGATCACATAAGGTTCTTGATGCGTACGCGACGATAGTAGGCGTTAGCATTCAGGTTGTTGCTGTTCTGAGGATCGCTATTGTTCAGAGGAGTCAGACCCTTAGCAAATGGGTTCAGGACCATGCCGTAGCGGGTCTTGAAGCCAATGCGAGGCTGGAAGGTGTCCTGACCAATTGCACGATACATTTG